TTGGTATTTTTGAAAAATCGTACCTTCTGCTATTAAAAAATAATCTTTAATATTTTCATTTGTTAAGGGTATGTATTTCACATTACCATATGCAGTAAATTGTCCAGATACAGGCAATTCATTATTATTTACATCATATAGTTTAAATTCTATACAATCGTTTTCACTAAATCCAAAAAATGACTGTATATCACCCTTATCAAATAGGTCTCTATCTGATTTATTTATTCTATACCCTTTATTATTAATAATATCTTTAAATGATTTTATAGCCATTATCCTTCAAATTTATTTCCTCTTTGTTTTTGCAAACCAACTGTCAACGTTACCGTTGATGTTTTTGTTTTTGCTATAAATGAACCTTTATATAATTTATCTCTACTTGTTCCAACTGCTTTTGCAGGTACTTTATCTCTAACGGCACCTTTATTTGGTGAAAGAGTTATTATCTTTTTTGCTTTCGGTTCTAATGTAATTTCACCAGGATTTTGTATAGTATCTCCTGTTTCACCAGATGATTCAAATGAAACACTTACACTTTCATTTGAAAAATTATACACTTCTACATCAGGACCGTTTATCCAAGTAACTTCACCTTTTGCGTTTGCTCTTGAATTGAATAAAATATCATCTCCACTTTCCTGTCCTTTTTTTATAACTTTAAGAGATATATCCATACCAACTTTTGAACCTTCTGCCAATTTAGCATCTTTACCTTCTAACTTTTCTTTATAATCTTTATTTTGTTCCTCTAAAGAAGCTATTCTAGCTGTCAAAGATACACGTTGAATTGCTTCAGATGTTGCTTTCTGAATCGCGTTTTGTAAATCGGTAATTGATGATTGTATTTTTGTACCATATTGAAAAGATTCATTCTGTGATGTTGCCGCAGATAATGATTCCCTATCTACATCTATTCTTAAACTTTCAGTTACAATTTCTAATTCAACAACTTTTGCTCTTAAATCGTCTATTGTTTTATTTAATTGGGTAACTTCTGCTGTTAAATCAATAACCGATTGTGTTACTGGATTATAAATTCGTCTTGGAACGGTATCTTCGACCGGTGGTAGTTCTGGTGGTAAAAGTTCAAAAATTTGAGTATCAACCGCTTTTACCAACTCATCTTCATCATAAATCGGTCTTGTAAGTTTACCAAATATTATACCAGAATTTTCGGCTTTGTTATCAAATGTGTATATACCGGCATTGTTCTTTGTATTAATAACCAAAGAACCACTTACCAATATCTTTCCAACACCAACCTCATTTTTTAGTCCGGTATTTTTCATACTAATCTTTTTCTAAAGTAAAACAAATTTTATCCTCAAAATACTGCTCATTACCATTTGAAACTACTTTAAATTCAATTTTATAAGTTCTATTAGCTTCCCAATTTGAAAAATTTAATTTAATAAAGTTTCCATCAGAATCGCAACTTATTTTTGAATAATCTCCAAAAGGAATTATAATATCATTTGATATATAATCTCTAATTTGATAATAAGAAGATGTTGGTAAGTATTTTATATCATTATATGCAAATGAATTTACAAATGTTTTTAAAGGATATAATTCTCTACCTATTATTCTTATTTTTTGTTTTGTATTTATTTTGTATGATGATTTTAAATTTTTAATACCAACTTTAATATCATCGGAAGTTAATTCTACCAATGAACCGGTTTGAAGTATTTGGTCATCCCATCCTATTCTTACTTTAGGTTGATATATTGTATTTGTTTCTTTACTAAAGAATTTTAATATACCATAATCATTAACATCGTTTTCAAAATCAGCAGAATGTTTTACAATAATACCATCATTTTTTATAGAACCACTTATCCATGCTTTAAACATAGATTTAACGTTCATTTGTAAATCTGCACTTTGATAGTTGTAGTTTTGATTAGCTGAATACGAACTTGTATAATACCAAACACCACCCTGACCATCATATGAACCAGTAGAACCATTTGCAAAAGTTCCTGCAGGCAACCATTCAAGTTCAGAATCACCTTCTCTATAATTCCATGTTATACCCTGTGTAGTAACATTATCAAAACGAGTACCGATACCCATTTCCCAGCTCTGTGATATTGGGTATCCATATATTGTATATTGTAATGGAAGTTCTTCGCTTTCCGTTTCTTTTAAAATTAAAAAAGCATCACCTAAACTAATTTCACCAGATGATATTGAAGAAGATAAATGCTCAATATCAAATTTTAAAAGTGCTCTAGAAATATCTTTTACATTTCCATAATAAACTTTACTTACTTCAAGTATTTCATCCAAACCGGTATTTTGGTTTGGTTGTTGAAGGTACACCGATGCATCTTTTGATGCTGTTAAAAAATAGTATGCCATTATCTTACTCTACCTTTTATGTCTTTATCAGGAAACTTTATTTCAAATACTGATGGGTCTAACGAAGGATAAACAATTTTATCTTTAGTTGCTGCTTCAATATTATACGAATGTGGTGCGTAATATCCGCCACATTTATTTGTTATTTTTAATAAAGGTACGGATTGTACACCCTCTACATTTGCCAATAATAATTCTATTTCACTTAAATTAATAGTTTGATTAAATGTCCAATTATCAATACTAAAATAATCTTTTAATTCATTGATACAATTAATCAATATTTCGGATTTATTGTAATCAGAATAACATATAACCTCAAAATCAACACCTATATTTATAACAAACCCATCTAATAAATTTACTCCATCTGTTAAGATTTTATATTCGTTCAAATAAGTTTTAATATTTTCTTTTAAAGCTCTATTGATATTTGTTAAATTACCATTATTATCATAAGCCATTAAATATAAATTGATGGCAAATGGGTTATTTTTTTCATTTTCATTTGATGTTTTACCAACTAAAAATTTTGTAATTTGTTCTTTAACAATTGCTTCATTTGGTTCATCCGCATCTGGTTGTCTAATAAAACCCATTACTATATTAGTAAATTCTTGTAGATGATTTGGTGATGCCAAAATAGATGATGGTGAATTATTATCTAAAGTACCATCCGCTGTTGCAAACGCTTTCGCAATAGAACCAAACTTTGTAGGCATTGATAATACTCTAATTTGATAATCTTTTGCAGTTACTGCTCTATTTTGTGATGCAAAATTAGCAATAGCATTTTCTTTTATTTCTATTAAAGTATCCCCACTTTTACCACCAATCGCAGCAGTATCATTATCTATTGCAACTGAATTTTTCATTTTAAGATATAATGCTAATTCCTGAGAATTAAAATCATTTAAATCTTCATCGTATTCAATTTTGTTAATTGTTCGTATTGTCTGTGAACCAACATTTGCGGAAGTTCCACCACCCACTAAATACTTTACAGTAATTGTTGTATTAGATGGAGATGTTCCGTATGTTTTTGTTTTTAAGAAATTAGTTGGGTCAAATGATTCTTCTAATCTACTAATTGAGTTTGGTAACCCCAATCCTACATTTTTAAGATTTGGTATTAATAACTCATCAGATGCGGTTGGGTCTCCTGCTCCAAATTGAATTGAAGTTGTACTATCCGCATTTACTACAGTTACAAAACGTTTTGGCGTTTTTATTGTTTTAAGAATATATGGAACGGTTGATTTAAACTGATATAAATCTGGATCGTTAGCTTCTATATTTGGTTGTTCAATAAAAACCATTTCTTGTGCCAAATATGGAACTTCATAATATTTGTTATTATTTGAATCTCTTACATCAATTATTTGAATTACATTAGTTTCATCTAAATTGATAACTTGATATGGAGAATAATTGCCAAATGTTACATCTTTTGTTATTAAATTACCAGATACAGCATCTACATATTTTTTAATTAGATATAAAGATGGTTCACCTGTTGTAGCATCTCTTTGATATACACTTATTTCTCTGTTTGTTTCATCACTAAAATCTATAATATCTACCGTATAAAATTGTACACTATCATCGGAAGATTGTGAAATCATTCCCGATTTAATTCTTAAATAATATTTTTCGTCAGGTTTATTATTTGCACCAATTCCAATAGAAGGTATAAGTTGATATACCGATAATTTTACAGTAGATGGTGTTGTTACTTTTGGTTTATATCCCAAATATCTAGATAATGGTATAACACTTTCAATATCATCAGCATACATCATCAATGATTGCTTAAACGTATCATCTATGTAATATGATAAAACATCACCTACATACGAAGCCATATCTATAAACATAGTTCCAGGTGATGCATCACTAAAGTCATTATATGTTTTTGGAAAATAAGTTTTTGTGTACTCAATTAAATTTTCTTTAAATTGCGAAAAATCCTTATTAAGATATTTTATATCTTTTCCGTTATTTTTAAAATTTTTATTTATTGATTTTAGCGCCATTATAATTTAATTTATCCTTTATTGATTATTTGTTACTAGAATAATCAACTTTTACAGTAAAATCCGTTTCAGCATATGGTGCTGAAAATACAATTTGAACTGTTACTGTGTTGTTATCTTTTTGTACATCCGTATTTGAAACTTCAATACTTTGAATTGAAAGTTGTGGAATCCATTTTCTTACAGCATCATTTATGCTTTTAAATATTTTTTCTTCTATATCATCAGTATTTGGTTCAAACAATAATGAGTGTAAATTTGTTCCAAATTGTGTACTAAATACTCTTTCTCCAGGTATTGTTTTTAATAAATTTAAAACATTTGTTCTTAGGGCTTCAATATTGGTATAACTTTTATCAAATGTTTCTTTGGTCATAGTGTATGGGTAATTTATACCAATAGCGTAATCACCAAGATTATTATTTTTACTTTTAGTTATATATTGACCTAATATTATCATTATTTTTTAAATCTTTTTACTAATTCAGAATAATCTCTATTAAAAGCCTTATCCAATTCTGCTACACCAGTTTGAACCCCTAATCCACTTGATTGTGGTCCTTTAGCAAAATCACCATAACCCATTTTTTCCGCAATAGCTGTTCTAGCGGCAATTGAACCCATATCACCCTGTCCAAAACTCATAGTTCTGAAACCAGCATCACTTCCTACAGCTGCTCTAGTTTCATTCAGAATTTGATTAATCATTGGGTTTTTACTATACGCTTCTTTTTTTATTTCTACTTTAGGTTCATCATCTCCCAAAATAGCTTTAGCCATACTTAATCCAGTATTTTTTGGTTGTTTTTGTTCGGTTAAAACTTTCTTTAATTCCGATTTTACAACCTCTTTAATAATAATAGGAAGCTGTTTTTTTACTTCTTCTTTTACTAAGATTTGTATAGCTTCCAAAAGTTTATCAGTATTCATATATCGTTTATTATGTAAATAAATATTTAAAGTCTTTATTTTTGGGGAATTTATATTTTATCTACTAAATATAGTTCCACCAATAACTACCGATGATGGATTTGCTCTCAAAGTCAGAAGATAACTATAAACCCTTTTTGGAATAGGTATGGTATTTCCATTACTATCTTTTCTTGGCTGCCCATTATCACATCGTATATACAAGCAATCATCATTTGATGTAAAATTTATTATTTCTTTATCCACATTTGGTAAAATTTCTTTAATAGAACCAAATATAGATTTTTCTCTTGCAGGAGTTGGTCCTCTTAAATACCAAACTCTACTAGAAGCAGGCCCCGTTACGGGTTCAAACTGACCCGGTGAGTTTATCGTTTCATTTACGGTTTTTGCACTTCTTATTCGTTTTCTTGTTCTATTCAAAATTGCAGCAGCTACATAAGCCTGTTCAGTTTGATTTAAACTAGATTCTGCAGCTATAAGAGATATGAAATTACTAAACTCCTGGTCATCCGTAAACGCTTGCCCCATATAAGCTTCCGCAACAGCTTTTGCACTATCTATTGTTGCTGTATAGTTAGTTTGTTTGGTGTTTCCATAATTTAAAACCTTTGTACCATCTGCTTTATTTAAATTCAAATAAACTACCCCTATATCCGTTTGTTCACCGGTATCTTCTGCTAAAGCAAATATATCAGGATTTAAACTTTTATTCTCTCCAGCCTTATATCCAGTATTTACTTGCGAAAGGGTAAAATCTTGTCCCAAATCAATTTCTCTTTGCGTTGGTGTTATAAAATATCCTTTCCAAATAACTTGAGAAGGAGCAGGTGTTCCAACCGGTGAATATGTAGCGCTAGTGATTATTGTACCTTCAACTGTTTGAAGATGTTGAGTAGCCATTCTGATAAATTCATCTATCAGTATTCCACAATTCATATTTGGATTTACAGCTGACATTTAGTATTTGTTTATTTGCTCAAATAAAATTTTTGATTGTTTTCCAACAGGATGAAATCCATCTTTTATTATACCCACAGAAACTTTAGGAACAATTGTTGCTCCCTTTATTGTTTCCGCCATTATTCTTTGATATTTTTGATATTCCTGCAAATATGGAATATATCCTTCTTTTACAGTTACATATCTAGTCAATGGCATATTTTCAATCAACATATCTTTTTCAGAATCATATCCAGTAATTACAATTGCTTTCGCTCCACTTTTATTCACCGAATCTACCATAGTTTGTAGTGCAGTTAATACAGTTTCGGCTTTTTTGGCAGAGAATATATCATTTGTACCACCATATATGTAAACTTTTTCATATTTGGTTGTTGCCAATTTACTTTCCAATTCTGGCTTCATCCATAATGTTAATTGTTTACCACCAATCGCCAATATCTCAACATTGGATTTGCTATTAGATTTTTTATAATATGATGACCAAGTGTATCCAGCATCAACTGTTATTGAATCTCCTATTAATA